GCGTTCAATTGAGCAGCGGCCGCGACGTGCGGAAGCTGTCGTGAGTGATCTCGATCCCGTGCTCGATGCCGGCCAAGGCACCCAGCCGCATCGCCTCATGCACCGACGCAAACAGGGCTGTGATCAGTTTGTGCGGATCCTCGTCGCGAGCGACCCGTTCGAGAAACTGCACAATGCGGACTGCGTCGCCGTCGGCGATCATTTCTTCGGCGATCGCAACCGCGTCTGCCTCGTTGCGTTCGTGAATCTGCTGCGTGATCAATTCGGTCAGCATTGGTCGGGCCCCTTAGGCAGCTCGGCCCAGTAGTGGACGTCGGCCAGCATCGCCCCATTGGGTTCGCGCCAGTAGTCGCCGTCTCGATAACCCATCCACACCGCCTCGCTCATGTTGGGCCCGTAGACCAATACCATGATGGAGTCGTCCGGCGGATCACAAGCCGAAATCCATACCAGTTGCTCAACCATTGCGCCCTCCTATTCCGGCCGCGTGTCACGCACGCGGACGCAGTTGACGGTCTTGTTTTGGAAACTGGTCTCGCTGCGGTACAGCGTGATTTTCTTCCCCTTCCAGGTTTTGGTCTCGGACCCGTACAGCGCCGCGATCTGACGGCTGTTGGTCTTGTTGAGGACCAGTCCTCGATCGAACTCCTCGAAAACAGGACACCCTTTTTTACCTGTTCGCTGCCGACCGTTTCGACCTGGACGGCCTTCATGGTCAACACCCGCTCGTCGCCGATCCGGTCGCCGATGTCGAGCGGCTCCAGGTGCGGACTCGGACATAACTCAGTCACTCTCATTTGCAAATCCTCCCACGTAGAAAAGTAAATCACACAACCACCACTTCACCGTCGTCCATCACAAGCTCCACCGGCTCGGTCGCCAGCTTGCGCGTGTACCACTCCGGCAACCGCCACGATTCGGGGTTCGCGTAGCTGGGCCACGTACCGGTCTCAATCGATTCCGCAACGCGGGCCAGCAGCTCGTCCACCTCGGTGACACCGATCGCGATGGTGTCGGCATCGACGGGAGCAACACGGCAAGCAAACGGCGCCGTGGTCTCAACGGCCAGCATGTACACCGTGGCCAGCTTGCCCGTGACCGCTTGAACGCCGCGTTGATAGAGCGCGGCCTGGCGGTGGTATCCGTACTTGAGGATCGAGTCCTCGAACCGCTTGGCGTCCTGGGTCGTCTTTAGGTCCAGAATGACCGCGTGATCGTCGGCGATGTGCAACCAATCGCATCGCGCCTTGCACGCCAAACCGGTCGCCTCATCGTTCCATGCGATCGATACCTCGGACTCACCTTGCTTGAGCAGCCGCACCACCTCGGGGTTGTCCTGCAAACTCTGAGCGATCCCCAGCAGTTTGTGGTAGTCGTCCTCGGAAATGATCTCTTTGTCCGCGTTCAATTGCCGGAACGCGTCCTCTTTGCTTTTGACGAACTTGGTCGCCTTGGAGAACGATCGCTCGCCGTTGCCGGTGACGTTTTCCTCGAACTTGGAGTAGTCGGGCATGAACACGTACCGCATCATCAGTTTGCGCACCTCGAGGCATCCGCAATGGATAAACGACCCGAGCCGCATGGCCGGCGTTGGATCCCCTTGGAACCCTGCCTGGTAGTGCCGCAGCGACCTATTGGCCAGCCCCAATCGGCTATTGGAAACCGCGTCCCATTCGAGGTACTTTTCAAACGGGACATCCCGATGGATCCCGGTGCTCTGTGTCTTCGTCATGTGTTGGTCCTTTAGTGAAAAACTAGTTCTTCAACTTCATTTCAATCCAGTCGCGTACAACGACCAGTTCATGCGGTTGCAATTCGTCAATGACACGTCGTATAACATCCAAACGGCTGGATGACTTCTTAAAACCCCGCAAACACTGCTGCTCTGGCGTAGGCTTTTTGCGAATGCCTGCTTGGATGGCGGCGGCGTTGACGGTCAATTCGCCAGCTTCGATCTTGTCGAGCAGCTCGGGATTGTCTCGGGCTAGGCGGCGGAGGGTGTAGGTGGTGTCGTTGCCTTGTCTTAATCTAATTACATTGTTATCAGATTCCTTACCCTTCCTTCCGTTCGGATTGCGGGGTGCTTCCTTCTGATCGGCGGGTGGCGATGGATTGTCTCGGGCCATTTGCACCTTGGCATTCTCCTCTGCCTTTGAATACCCAACTTCCTTTTCAAGCAACTCTTCAAGCGAACCATAAGACGGCTTGTGCCTTAGCCATATCTGGTTCTTTTTCGCTTCTTCCAGTTCCTTTTCCCAGTGCTTAATGTCAAAGGATACGCGACCCCAAACCGTCTTGAGTACGTACACCATTTGCCTAGCGTATTCGTAGCTCTTCGGATCTTTCGACGCGCGAGGACTTGATTGAATTTTGTCGTCTTCTTTCAGTGCCATACAACGTTGCTTTCATCCGCAATGTGACTGATGGCTGACTTCAACTTCTTAAGCGTTTGGATGTCTGAAATGCAAACCAACTCGCAATAATCAACATTTGCAAAATCAAACATTTCTTTGTAGATCGCCTTGATGGTCTCCCTGTACCGCTCTTGCGAATACTCAGTACCAACCATGCGCGATCTAGCAACCTTCCCGGCGCAACTCACAATCGAATCCTTAGTGTCCTTCATTTCATCATCAGGGAAAATTTCCACGGAACCGCTTGCTGTCGACTTAAGAGCTTTTGCAATCATCGGTTTTGTGCAAACCGTGATCGCCTGTGGAACCGCATTCAAAAATGCTTCAACTTTTTCCCACATTTCCATGTCCCCTAAATTTCCCTCTGTATCGTCGTAGGCAGAAACACCGCCACCAACAATGCTCCATGTGCGTTTTGGGTTGGGTGGAGACTCCTCTTTTGGCACGATCGTCGAATCAATCAACGCCATTTCCCCATCCACCCACTCGCCTCCAGATTCAGAAACAACGCGATCCCAAATTGCAGACAAGATCGTATCGGCCAATGTAATAACCACGGCGTTGATTACGCTGCCGTGAGGCGTAGCGACACGCATCAATCTTTGAACAGTACTAGAAAATGTTCGCACGGAAGAAAGATCTAAAAGCACTTTTAATCGTGAGCAGTCAAAACCAGCGCCGCCAGCGTTTTTGACAATAAGTACATCGCCAAAACCTTTTTCAAATTTGCTTAGATGGTTTGATACCGTGTCGTCTTCAGATTTCGACGTAGCGATTACGCATTCAAAATCTGACATATCCTCGACCAACCTCCTGACCTTGTTCGCATGATCGTTCGCCTCTGAGTCAGAATCTTCGTCGTGTCCCGTAAAAACAATTCCAGCAAGTTCCGGCAACAGCTCCTTCGCTCGTTTCAACTCCGAAACAAACATGGCTACACCCTTTCGCATGATATTTTCATCTCGAACCGCCTTTCCAATTACCAACCTAGCCTGCGAAGGAGACAGTTCAGACAACTTCCTGCTATCGGATGCGGCGATGCTGTCAACAATTTCGCGAGCCTCTACGTCGATGCAATCTCGCGACAAGGTACATAACGGAGACGGGGTTTCATTCCACGCATCTTTAAATGTAACCTCGCAATGCGCTTTGATTTTGACCCGTTTTTTTACACCTTCGTAAAGATCGACTTGAACGTGTTCCCCAAGTGGCGTGCGAATGGTTTTGACCCATCGCTCTTGATCAACAAACTCATACTCAAAGCCTGGAATCTCCGCACCGTCTGCACGATCAGCAGTGGCAGTCAGCAAAACCACACGGGCCCCGTTATCGTTCCCGTTTGCGTCCATCAGAAATCTCTGTATGGATCTGCCCCATTTGTTTTTGTTGCTGACCATGTGCGTCTCGTCAACGAAAACGACAACCGGCAATCCTGTCATGTAAAAACGGCTGTTGATCAAACCAGAAATGTCGTCAACGTTTCTGTTCGCGTATTGAATGGTTGTAGAAATCAAATATCTCCCGTTAGCAAAAGGGTCGTTTTCAGCATGCCTCCATTCATGAACGTTTTTCGCAATCCCAACAGGTATGCCGTAACGATCGCACATGTCTCGAACTTTAGACGCCCTTACGATTTGATTTCGCAAGTCACCACCGGGCGACAGCACAATGGACCCAGAGACGATTTTGTTTGCAAACAACTGTAACGCAGAAAGCCGGATCACATCCGATTTGCCGTATCGAGTTGGAAGAACGATTGAAGTGTGCGTTTTGTCTGTTGTTATACGTTCCACGATTGTCGAGATTGCGTTTGCCTGACCAGGTCTGGCTTTATCCAAATTAATTTCCATCGTCTTCCCCTTCTTCAAATTACAAGCAGGACAAAGCGCCTGCATTTCATGAACGTTCGTCCGCTTGGTGACGGACCAAGGAACAATGTGGTCTGCGTGCCAGTCCGATCCGAGGTATACGCCACAGATAGAACACTTCCCCTTCGCGGCCATCCACAACGCGGCCCGAAGTCGTTTGCTTGTTAACGTCCGTGCCTCAGTCATGCTTTCCTGTGCCTTCTATCGTGTATTCAAAAACCGGCTCTCTTCTGTGTGATAAAAAGAGAGCCGGTGCCATTCCGTGGTTTGCGAAAAACCGTAAACGCGGCACTCACGGCTCACCATCCGTTCGGCATCAATGCCAAGGTGGATAGCCTTTGAAAATTCTTTCATTCCCGACTCCCATCCGATTTGACCACCGTGTGCTGCCTCAGCCGTTCAAAATTTCCATGAACTCCACCAGTGCCTTTTTTGCACCGGCTGGAATTTCGACGGGTCCGTTTGCTCGAATCAATTTCCTTGTTTCATTTTTCAGCGAGCACGAAAAAGCGTTGAACGCAAGCGCCAGAAAACGATCGTTGTCAATCAACTTCCTGTTGCCACCGACTTGTTCCCTCAGCACATTCGCAGGATGGTTGGAAGATGCCTCAGACTTCCGTGAGTAAACATCAAAAAACCTCTTCGCTCCTTCTTCGTCATGCCTCAAAGCGAGGTAGAGGAATGCCGACGTTGTCGCTGGCGTGTAGGTTTTTTTCGCTGTGCCGGAAGCGCACACGCTATCCACTGCGTCAAAAAAAGTCTTGGCATAAACTCGGCACATTTGAGCACTTGAGAATCTGTCAGCGATGATGCGCCAGTGCGATTGGTGTTTTTGCCTGTTGCAAGCCGATACACGCACCGGATGCTCGCGGCCACGTTGATAGAGTTTTTGTATCCGCATTTCGTCATGTACACGGATGCAGCTCGCATTTTGCCCTTGTCTTGATTAGGGTCGTACACAAACTCTTCCGGCAAATTACGCATCACAAACATCCACGCCCCTACGCCGGAGCGCACAATGGCATGCAATCGGTGCTGGCCATCAACCAGCACGCCGTTTCTTGTAAATGCAATCGTCGCCGTTGTGTACGTCCACAAGCCAAACTCCAAATCTTTTGCGTACCTAACGGTCGTCGACTCGGACATGCTGCGGTAGTTATTTGTATTTCCCTTGAGCATCTCTACCGCTAACTCGGGTGACACAAACTCAAAATCAACATAGACTTCATTACACAACCGAATAAAGTCCTCGGTTGCATGATCGATCGTTGTTGGGGTTGTTAATATGCTCATCACACAATCTCCTTGAAAACTTGCGTTGCGTTTGGGTATGGTCGTTCGTGTGCAACGCAACCACACGACCGGCCAGGTCAGTTCTCCAGCGACAGCTTGCGGCTGTGCCTGTGAATGCGTTTTGACTCGCAAATGAAACAAGGGATCGTGACCACCTTGTTGCGGCATGTTTGGCAGCGGTACGGGTCGACATATCGCGGGCTGATACAGCCTCGCTCGATGAGCGACCAACACAGGTTTGCGTGGACGCCAACCGCGTCGCCTATCTCCTTGACGTCGCGACCTGCGGACCACATCGCGAAAATCGCCCGCTGTGCGTGCTCGGGAATTTTGGCGACCGACCCATACCATGCCGTAGCGGTCGCCCCGTCGTCGCCGTCGGTGTTGCGCACGCGTGTTTGCTTCGTGGCTGGCGATTTGCGGGCGTCGGCAACTCGCTGACGCAGTCGGTTGCCAGCGGGGGATTTCAGCCACACCTTTCGATAGCACTTGGGGCACATGCCCTTAGTCATGCTGGCCGTGTGTCGCCGGCATACGTCGCATTCCAGCCAAACCGTCTTGCCCATCCGTGAATCCCTCCCTGATCTCTACGCCAACAGATCCACGCCTAAAAACACGTTACGAGAATACGATGTGTAACTGCTGACCGTGGAAGCAATTTGCGGGTTACGCATGTCCCAACCTCGCTCGAGTCGCAATTCCACGCGATCGTCGCCCAAGCTTTTGCGCACCCCTTGAGCAATCAGAACGAGATGGAACGGTGCCAACTCGCCAAAGTGAAACGCCAGGTCATGCCATCTGCCAGCCAAATGGGGCCGAACGCGTTGAAACGTGACGAAGACTGGTCCAGCCTGCAGTTCGACTTCATGCTTGCCGTTGCGGTCTGTCTCGTCGTAGAACGCAGCGGACAGAGTCAAGAACTCTTGGTCGATTGTCACGATTCGGCCTCCTTGTAGAAAAAGTTGCATCCGTGCAACAGCGTTGCACTCCGTTTCGGTACACCTATCCGCTAGCAAGCAGAAGAAGATGCTTTGTTACACGCGACCAACTCGGGTTTCAGACCTTGTTGATTGCGACCGTGTAGAAGTTATCGGACTGAAAAATGTTTTGCAATAGGAGACGAGCTATTTTTTTCCAAAATTCGGATTGCCCGATTTTCTTCTCCATTGGGACTCGATGGCTTTGACTTGCTTTTCGTTGAGCAGCAAGCAATTTCCGTATCTTTTTTCAAAGCCAAAAGCTTTCGCCCAACGAGTCACCGTAGCAATGGAGCATCCAATTTTTTTAGCCGCTTCTGTTGCAGTTACCATCTTTTCCATGCTACACCTTTGAAAATCATTTTGCAACTGAGTACAGTAAAAAGCGGGAAACCTGAGGCTGAAACACGATGGCAAAGCTCCACCGATTCCTTAGATTTCCCGCGTCAGCGAGGTCGACGGGTCTCGAACCCGCAACCTCCGGATCGACAGTCCGGTGCTCATTTCTTGCGTTTTGGAAATAATGAGCTAGCGTAGCCTCATCCTGTAAAAATAAGGGATAACGCCATGCGACTTGCAGATTTGGTTCTGCGGGTTGCAACGGAGTGCGACCTAGAGCAATGCACAATCGACCAATACAATCGCTGCATCCGGAAATTCTCCGAGTTCGTCGGACATGACGCGACGACAGAGGATCTGACTCTCGGCAGTGTCAACCGATTTCTTGTGCATCTCCACACAATTGGAAAAACCGGCGCAACCATCGCAAGCTATCGACGCGGATTTACTCGCGTCTGGAACCTGGCCGTCGAACTGGAATTGGTGCCGCCCTACGACGCTCGGCGAATTAGACACTCGAAAATAGACCAGAAACCTGTTCGAGCCTGGACGCTCTCCCAGGTGCAAATGCTGCTTGCAGCTGCCGGACGACTCAAGGGTCAGATGCATTACGGCGTTTTGCGTAGCGACTTTGTCCAGGCTCTGGTGCGTGTCATGTACGACACCGGCCTTAGACCATCCGATATACGCAGGATGCGATGGTCAGATGTGGACCTAGAGTCCAAGTCGGTGTCGCTAGTGCAGCACAAAACGGGACGGCCTCATACGGCGATGCTGTCGCCAACCGCCATTGCACTGATGAAAAAAATTCGAACGACAGATCGAGTGTTTCCGGTCGGAAAGTCTTGCATGGTCTACGCTGCCAAGCAACTGTTCAAGATGGCCGAGTCGATGGGCTTCCGTCGAAACTATGGCCAGGGGTTCGCCACGCTGCGTAAGACGCACGCAACACAAATCTACGAACAGGAAGGCGAGTATGCTGCAGCAGAATCACTGGGTCACGCAGGAGGCGTTCGGACGGTGCGGCGCCACTACATCGACTCGAGGTCGATCAGGTCAGGAAGACGCCCACCAGAACCGCCGGCTGCGTAGTTGCTTTTCAATTTGTCGGATATTAGCATCAAGTCCAAAAGAAGGGAAAATAAAATGCCAAGTCAAGTATCACGCTACTGCAAGATCTGCAAGGCGCAGACACTCCACGCAAAGGAGCAGATGTCAACCAGTATGGGGTGCATCATTACCATTTTGACGGGCGGGTTATTCCTGCCGTTTTGGTTGTTTTACAGCACGCTTGTGCTGCCGTTCCGCCCATTTCGATGCCAGCAATGCGGAAAAGGACGATTGACCTGACTCGCTTGGGTCCTTCCGGCGACATTTTCGTTCCTGACCCCGATGGGAAGGCAATCGCAAACCAACACACACTTTCTTTCTTGCGCGGGTGGCAACTTACGAGGCTCGCGATTGTAACCTCTGCAGGTCTAGGTTTTTTGCGGCTGTGGTAACGTGGTCCCATGACCACCATCAGCCGATTCGCTGCCGTTTTTCTCGTCGTTGCCCTGGGCGGGTGCTCCGCGCCTCGGCAATACCGGGCACTTCCTGCGCCTGCGGCTGAGGTGCCAGCAATCAACCCGCCCTATGCGATCCGCCAAACCAACTGGCTGAGTCCGCAGCGTGAAGGGTCATGCGTCCACGCGTCGCTTTCGAGTTGCCTCCACTGGCAAAACCAGTTTGACATCGCCAAGCAATGGCGATCTCAGTACAGCGGGGGCGAGTACAGCGACCGGCTGCGGCAGCGACTCGATGCGGCGGGCATCAAATACGCGTTCACAGAGAAAGCCAATCTGCAACTGCTCGATGACGCGCAGCAGCTCGCGACGTGGTGCGTTGCTTTGGTGGAAGCCCAACCACTGCTGCACGTTTTGCGGGTGGGTTAAAGATCAGAACGGAACGGTGTACGCGACGATCCTCGACAACAATCGGACCAACCAATACGAGTTCGTCGAACGGTCCGAATTCCACAAACGCTGGGCTGGTTTTGGCGGTTTCGCCCTCATGCCTCTATTCGATCCCCCGTCCCCACCTATTTGGAAATCGTATGAACCGATCGAGGAATCCTGGCCATGGTAGCTAATTGTGACTCGCAGGAACACAAGGTTAAAATCGTGCTGTCTTTCGGCCTTGTGGCTGTTGCTCTATTGCGCTCTGTTTGTGGTCGTCGGTGAAAGATTGGCGCCGCGCGTCGAGCGTGTCTTGGGAATCGATGAGCGACAGGCTGATGTGCCTGTGGGAGGAATCAACTACGACACGCTGAAAAATGCGCCGCTCAATCAGATGCCGGTCAATGAGCAGGCAGCTCGCGAAATCAAGAAACAAGAAATCCAGGTTAGCAACGCCGCGCCACCTGCACCGGGTCCATCCAACACACCAAGCAAAGTCACGCCGACACCTACCGCCCGCCGCTACAGCATCGGTTTGTTTGCTGGTGTCGATTCAAAATCATCACAGGTTTTGGAATGGTGGAACCGAGACGCCAGTCTGCAGCAACTCAAGGCCAATTGCAATTTCCAAGTCTACACCAAGGACAACCCGCTCTACCGAGACCGGTACGCAAACATCGTCTCAGCTGACGATTTCCCGGCGATTGTGTTTTCAGATCCTGATGGCGGGCATGTGTATGTAGCCGGAAAGACGCAGATGCCAAGCTCGGCTGCGGCGCTCTACTCGGCAATGCAGACCGCGTACAAGACACAGCAACAGGTCCGCGAGCAATCTCAGGATTCGTCGATTGTGTTGGAGTCTGGGCCGAACAATTGCCCCGATGGATCATGCAGACCCATTGATCGCGTCCCGTTTATCAATCCAGAGCGCAAGCCCCTGTTCCCAGCACTGAGACCGGACGGACCGCCATCGGTCGAGTCCATCCTCTACTGGTTGTGGAATCCTGGCGAGGCGGTTCTCGCGTTGTGTTGCGCGTTTGTGCTCATTGCCATTTTCACCGTCATCACGATTAAGGTCTGGAAAACATGATGTGGGCCGTTTTGCTTATGTTGCTTTGCGCCGTGTTTTTGGTCGTCCTCTGGTGGCGACCCAGCAAGTCCAACGCACCTGCGTCGCTTCAGTCGGCGATGGATCGCATTGTGTCGCGCCCGAGCAGTCCGCTCGAGCAGGAAATCGAAATCATCGCGCAGGCTCTGCGCGAACGTGACGCGGCCAAACGCAAGGCCGAAGCATTAGCGCGATTGCGCGATCTGATCGCCGAGGAGTAACCATGCCTGAAATCACTGACCAACAGATCGCCGACGCTGCAGCTCAGCCGCAATCCATGTCAGTCGACGGCGTCAACGTCAATCAGCGATCGCTCAAGGAATTGACCGACGCGCAAGACAACCTCTCGCAACGCAACGCCGAAAAGCCTCGGCGTGGTCTGTTGTTCTCTCGTTTAGTCCCTGGCTCTGCCCGAGGCCAATCGTGAGCTGGTTTGCGACGATCGTCGGTATCGTGCTGCAATGGATTGGTAAATCGACCGGTCGGCAAATCGGTATCGGCGCGTCGTTGTGTCTGATTCTGCTGGGGATCCTGTGCGGATCCACGGCGGCGGTCATCTTTGGTGGTGCCCTGTTGTTTTTTTTGCTGAGTCGCCCACATGCCGATCCTTGACCAGTACGGACAGACCATCGACACCGCGGCGATCCATGTCGCCAATCGCTTGGCGATGCAACGCGCACGACGCGATTCGCTCAGCGCCTCGTATGACGCCGCGGCCGAGACCAAGGACAACGCCAAGCATTGGCGATGGGCAGACCATCATTCCGCCGCTGCGGCCAATTCCTCGAGCGTGCGCAAAACCCTGCGCCAGCGATCCCGCTACGAGATCCTCGAGTCCAATTCGTTCGCCAAGGGAATCGCCCTCACGCTGGCAAACGACACCATCAGCACCGGGCCATCGCTCCAGGTCATGCTACCCGACGCGTCTGCATCGCGAGCGATCGAGCAACGCTGGCGCAAATGGGCCAAGGATGTCAAGCTCGCCGACAAGCTCCGAACCGCACGCCTGGCCAAGCTCGTCGACGGCGAGACCGTCATCCTCAAGGGCAACAACCGCCGATCGAAAAACGCAGTCCAACTGGATGTGCGAGTCATTGAAGCCGACATGCTGGCGACGCCGAATTACATGGACGGATTCCCCAACCAGGTTGATGGCATCGTCTTTGATGAATGGGGTCAACCCATCGAGTACCACGTCCTCAAGGGTCACCCTGGCGACGTGTGGCCATGGAAGGCTTGGGACTACGAGACGATCGATCCCGACGATCTGATCCATGTGTTCCGCAGCGAACGGCCAGGCCAACAGCGAGGCATCCCCGAGATGACTCCGGCGTTGCCGCTGTTTGCTCAGCTCCGACGCTACACTCTCGCCGTGATCGCGGCCGCCGAGAACGCCGCCGATTTTTCTGCCGTCCTCAAGACGCAATCTAGCGCGTTCGATTCCTCGAGCGATGGCATCGACGACATCGACCCATTCGATGGCGTTCAGATCGATCGCGGCATGATGGTTTCGCTGCCACGCGGTTGGGATCTGACGCAATTCAAGCCCGAGCAACCGACCACGACGTATGAAGGATTTCGCAACGCGATCCTCAACGAAATCGCACGCTGCGTCCACATGCCCTCGAACAAAGCCCTGGCCGACAGCAGCAAGTACAACTACAGCTCTGGCCGGCTCGATCATCAAACGTATTACGAAGCGATCTCGGTCGAACGATCGCAATGGGAAATCGACTGCCTTGATCGGATCTTTTCCTGGTGGCTCGACGAAGCCCTAATGCTGACCGGTTATTTGCCAGCCCTCGAGCCGATGGACGAGATCCCGCACGTATGGCGATGGCCACCCAATCGCGACGTCAATCCAAGCGAAGTCGCCGACGCCAACATCAAACTGATCGATGCCGGATTAAAGACGCGGCAAATGTATCTCATCGAGCAGAACATCGACCCCGAGTCGCACGCCCAGCAGCTCGACGAGGAGGGATGGACCAACCCCAACGCACCTGATCCGATCGAGGCACCGATCGCCGATGCGTCCGCTCCGGTCGACGATGTCGCGAAATCCGCGCTCAATGGTGCTCAGGTTGCTAGCCTGGTGCAGATCGTGCAAGCGATCGCCATGGGAACCATGAACCCCGACACCGCCAAAGCCGTGATCGCTTCGGCGTTCCCGACGATGGACCAAGGCACTATTGACTCTATTGTCGACCCGATCAAGCCCGGCAGTGTGTCGGCCGATGGGACTCCCATCGAGTCCGCACCGACTGCCGCAGCGGTCGGTCCCGATGGCGAGCCGGTGCCAGCAACCGAACCACCACCTGGCGAGTTCGCGAACTTGTCGCGCCAGCAGCTAAAGCGTCAAATGGCCGCGATCGATGACGGGCTCAACAAGGTCAAGTCCGGTGAATGGACCGTCCAGCGCGCCCGCGTGTTCTACGGATCGATCGGATTGACGCAACAGACGATCGACAATCTGCTGAGTGAATTCGAAACAGCCACCGAACCCGACGCGGCCAATGTCCAGTCTGACGCGTGAGACCAAGTCACGCACGGGCTACCGGCTGCGAGCGTACACCGCCACCGGTCGCAAATCGATCTGGCTCGGCGATCTGCCCGAGGCCGAAGCGGTCGCCGTCCAACGTCACGTTGACGCGATCCTTGAGGCGCAAACCGCCGATCTGCCGTTACCTCGTCAGACCGTGCGGTGGCTGGACCAAATCTGTCCAGCGCTGCGGCGCAAGCTCGATGCGATCCTGGGCGCAACCCACACGGTCGGCACCGCCATCGATGCCTACGTCCACGACGTCCGCGAGCGGTTGGCACTCTCCACCTGGACCGATCGCCAGCGGTCGCTCGATCTGCTACGTGCTACGCTCAACCATCGGCCCATCGATCGCGTCGACCTCGAGGATGTCGCCGAGTGCTACCAGGCGCTGACCGTGGGCGAGTCCACACGGGGCAAGATTGCAGCCGCATGGAAAGCATTTTTTGCCTGGTGCGTCTCACGCAATCTCATCGCCGACAATCCCGCTCGGGAACTATCGACCGCAATTGGCGTCCGGGAAAAGCATTTTGTCCCGGTCGGTGTAGCGAACCAATTGATGGCCATCGCCACGCCATCGATGGCGGTCGCGATCGCCATGAGCCGATTCGGTGGGATCCGCGTCCCGAGCGAGCTGCGGTCGCTGACCTGGGAAGCAATCGACTGGGATCGAAAACGGATCACCATTTGCGACCGCAAACGAGACACCACGCGAACCATTCCGCTATTCCCCGAGATTGCCGCGGCCCTTGATCGTCATCCTCGCGATGTGCCGCTGTGCGGTGATTTGATCGACGGCAGTGATTCCGGCATGGCGTGTCGGTTGCTCAATCTGATGGCGATCGCTGGCGTCACGCCCTGGCGGGCACCGTGGCACTCGATGCGCGCCACGCGTGAGACCGAATTGATTGAGCAGTACGGACTCGCCACCGCGTCGCAATGGATCGGCAACAGCGCCGCCGTTGCGATGCGATCGTATGCGATGGTCACGGATCAGCATTGGGAGCGGGCCACGACGTAGCCACCGCTGCCAAGCGGTGGGGGATCCACGGCCTACGCGGCCGTGGCTACGGCATGTTCCCGAAATCAATTTCGGGAACCCCATTTGTAACAGCCGTTGGGCGGGTTTTTGGGGGTCGGTGGTAACGTCGATTCATGACCAAATCGACCACACGGGCGAGCCTCGAGCAAGCCCGGCGACGACGCGAGAAGCGCCTCGCCCGAAATCGCGATCGGCTCCACGCCGCCAACGAACGCGGGCTCTGCCTGCGAGCGGCTGGCGAGCCTCTGTCGTTGTGTGCCATGGATGGGTCGGACGCCTCACCGCTGCCGCGGTTTTCCGCCGTGGCATACACGGGCGGCCCGATGTATCCAAAGCTGGCTATCGCCTGGAATGGACCGGTGTATGTCGATCTGGCCGGACTTGACGCGGTGGCCACGAATCCCATCCACCGCGATCACGACGAAAGCAAACCTATCGGTCATTCCGTGGCCGTAGACAACGACGGCCAGCGATTGGTTTGCTCCGGCGTCTTCAGTGTCAACTCGGACGATACCTCCGAGATCGTCACCAGCGCCAAACAGGGGTTCCCTTGGCGTCCCTCCGTTGGCGTCAAGATCGTTTCCTACACCACCCTGCAAGCCGGCCAAACGGCCAGCATCAACGGACGCATCGTCGAAGGCCCAGCGCTCTGGGTCAAGCGATCGGTCCTCAAAGAAATCTCCCTCGTCACCATCCCCGGCGACGATTCCGCAACCATTTCTATAGCTGCAACACAAGGCACGCCCATGCCCGACTTCGCATCCTACTGCGCCTCTCTCGGCGTCGATCCCGCTGCTGCATCTCCCGAGCTGCTGCAGGCGCTCCAGATGGCTTACGCCGAATCAATCGAGCCCAAGCTCACCCGAACCCCTCCGCCGTCCCCGTCTGGCATGGATGCCGGCGGGTACGGTCCCGCCTCACCGATGAAGTCCGGCGCGCGGATCCCGCCCCCATGTCTGACGAAAAGGAAAAGCCCGTCATGGCAAACGCCCATTCGCCCGTAGATCTCGCTGCTGCCGAAGTCTCCACCTACCGCGCTGCCCTCGCGGCCGAAGTCCAACGCTCCAACCAGGTCCGCGACCTGTGCGCCAAGTTCGGCAGCCCCTCGATTTCGATCGATGGCAAGAACGTCGACCTCGCAGCGCATGCGATCGCCAACGGTTGGGACAGCGACAAGACCGAACTCGAGGCACGCCGCCATCTCGAACTCCAAGCGGCCCGCGATTCACGCCCTCGCGGGCCCGCAATCCATTCACACTCGCGCGACGAGCGGCAGAGCCTCGACGCGCTGCAAGCCGGTATGCTGCTTCGCGCAGGGTGTGATCTGGACACCAAGCAATTCGAGAACCGATGGGTCAAGGCCAAGCTACCCAAGTGGTTGCAAGCAGGCATCAACGATCCGGTGCGTCAACGCGCCATGGACAACGGCCACGCGGTCGCTGACTTGTCCCTCGTCGATGCATGTCGCCTGAGCCTGCAAGCTCGCGGCGTCGACATCCCCGCAGGACGCATGGACATGATCCAAGCGGCCTTTTCCACCGGTTCCGCTGCCGCATTGTTCGGCGCAACGATCGGCGCAAGATGCTCGAGTCCTACGCCGAAGTCGACGACTTCTCGCAAGGCTGGTGCAGCGAGGACGAGAACCCCGACCTTGAGCAACACAACCGCAACCGCACTCAAGCGGCTCAGTCGCTGGTGTACCATCCGGTCGGCGGCGAAGCGACCCACACCGGTCGAACCGTCACCAGCGAAAAGGCGAAGTCTTCCGATTCAGTCGCCAGATGAAGATCGACGAAGCCGATGTCCTCGGCGACAACTTCTCGAAATTCAAGGACACGCCGCGCGACTTCGGTCTCGCAGCCGGTCGCGTTCGGCCCGACATGGTGGCGATGGTGCTGCTCAGCAACCCCACGCTGCTGGCAACGACTCGCGCGCTGTTCAACACCACCGACGCGAACATGGTCGCATCCGGCAAGGCGTCCGCACGTGCCACCCTGTCGGAAATGATTGCATCGATCCGCAAACGCAAGGATGGCGACGCCAATCTCGATTTGCCCGTGACCCATTTGATCGTGCCGCCGGATCTGCTCGATACCGCCGTGCAGTTGTGCTACTCGGTCGTGATCTCCAACGATAGCGGCGCCGGTGAGATGAACCCGCTCAAGCAGTACGGCATCACGCCGGTCAGCGAGCCGCGATTGTCGACGGGTATCAATCACCCTGTGACCGGTGCTTCGCTCGCGGGATCGACCACCACGTACTACGGCGTCAGCAACAAGTCGCGAACTATCGAAGTCACCTACCTGCAAGGTGCTGGCCGAACCCCCGTGGTTCGGACCGAGACCTTGACCGGTGGCGAGTTTGGTCTCGCGATCGACGTGCGTCATTACATCGGAGCAACCGCTCTCGATTGGCGAGGATTCCATCGCTTCGCAGCGTAACCACCCATGAAAATCAAACTCATTACCACGGTCCATTTTGACGGCGTGCCGTATCCGGCCGGGTCGGTCATCGACCCCGACGCGATCGGCATGAACGGCGACGCTGCCATCCATTGGATGTGGGCCGAGCCCGTCGATGACGATGCACCTGTTGCGATCGTACCGATTTTTAAACTCGAGCCCGTCGAACTCCCCGCCGAGGCGATGGCCGAATCTGAACCTATCGCCGACGAGGCGATGGCCGAACCAGAATCCGTCGCCGACGAAGCGATGGACGAACCCGAACCCGTTTCACCGCCTAAGCGCAAGACCAAGAAACCCAGTTGAGGATTTTGAAACATGCCTGATTATGTACGTTCCCATGAATTGCGATCGGTGACTGCTGGCGCCAACCTGGTCAGCGGCGACGTGGTCCTGACCTCCGATCGCATGGTCGGATACGTCGAAGCGCAACGCGGAATCGCAAACACCGAGGTCGGGTTCGTCCGCGTTCGGGGTGTAGTGCGATTCACTAAGGCCAGCTCGTCCGAAGTCATCGCTGCCGGCGATAGAATTCAGTACAACACCACAACCAAACTGGTCAGCGCCTTCAGACACCGGCAACCCGGCCTCGGGCTCGATTGTCGTCGGCCTTGCGGTGGCAGCCTCCGGAAACGGTGTCACCACGGTTGACGTCGATCTCAACGGCACCGGCGAAACACGACCGGTAAACAGCCTGGTCCAGCACTTCCGCCGCCGCTGCACGGTAGCCGAGATCAACGCCGGCCTGACCCTGTTGCCAGCCAAGGCGGGTATCCAATACCGCATGGTTGACGCGATTATGATCGCGGTCGGTGGTGCAGCTGCAACCGCGACCAGCGTCGACATCCTTGCGACTCAATCGGCATCGAGCGTCAAGCTCGTTGCCGCTGCCGTTGCAGGACTGACCCAGTCTGCGGTGGCTCGAGCCGGTGCAGCCAACATCGCCGTGCTAGCGGACGGTGCATCGTTTGTCGAAAACGACGTCAACACCGCCATCACAATCGGCAAAACCGGATCGAACGTCGCGACAGCAACTCACGTTGATGTGTTGCTCAGCTTTGTGGAGCAAATCGCCTAACATGATTTGCCGACGATTTTGTACCGCGTCGCAATGGATTACCGTCGCCATCGCCGCTGCATTCTGCAGTGGTGGATGCCACCGACAAGAGCGATGCCCGTGCATCGATCAGACCATGCCATGCGACTGCTGCCAGCATTGCGTGATGCATTGCGGCAAAGACGCGAGCGACTCGCTCGGCAAGTGCTGCACCTGTTGCGATTGCGTCTGCAAATAGTATCACCATCCATCGTCTGGCGACGATAGCTACGGAGCAACGATGGGCATCTTAGAAAACGCGACGTCAGCATTAGCCGGCATCCTCGACACACACGCGTCGGTCCCGATCAGCTACTCGCGCGGCATGACCACCATCACGCCGCTGACCGCGATCCGAGGATCTACGCCGTACGAATCCAGCGACGCCGATGGGATCATCCATCGAACCATCGCACGCGATTACCTCATGGCGCCGCCACGTTCCCGTTTTCCGACATGCCTCGCGACGGCGACATCATCACCGACGGCAGCGATCACTATCTCGTCCACTCGATGACCGGCGAGCGGCCCTGGCGATATAGCGATCCAGGCCAGTCAATGCTGCGGATCCATACCAAGAAACAACCGTAACCCATGCCCGTCGCCGTTGACCGACAAATCTGCGACGACGTCAAGACGCTGATCGTCTCCGGCTCAATCGCCAAACCAGACAACGACGGACCGATCGTCGCCGCCGATGTCGCCATCGACTACCTGCCACGATTCGAGCCGGTCGACCTTGAGCAGCTCAAGATCGTCATTGCCCCGCGATCCCGATCGACGACCCTGGCATCCCGCGCATCACGCACTCGCGAGCTGCAGGTCCAGGTCGCGATCATGCAATCGGCTACATCTGACTCCGCTCGATTCACGGCACTGATCGACATGACCAACGACATCGATCAGCGGTTAGCGCTGGCGTCGGTGATCAGCGGCGCGACCTACCGCGCGACCTGGTCGAGCAGCGCGTGCCAACTGTACGACGTTGCCGCACTCGAGCAGCACAGCGTGTTTCGCTCGGTGATCACCGTCACCTATTCCATGACCACCTGACCCATACTCTACGAGGCCGCTGCCCATGCCAAGTATTATCGGACCCATCGCTGGCAACGAGTGCAAACTTTTTTATCAGACGACCTTGGCCACCACATTTACGGTCGCGGGATCTGTGCAGCTATCGGACGTGCAAGACGTCAACCTGTCGACGACGATTGGTACGGCGGACGCCGCCAGCCGGATCAGCAATTGGAAATCCAAGGTGCTGACCCTCGGCGAGCTGTCCCTTACCTTTTCCTATTTGTGGCCGGGCGACGTGGGGGACACTACCTTTACCGCGCCTGCGAACCGCGTACCTGGCGCGCACGATTTGGCATTGGGCAGTCATGGATAATTTGATCACCACGTCTGCAGGCCCGCCGGCAATCCCTGGCGCTCGCGGCTCGCAGGGTGTTTCGTTTCCCGGCATCTTGTCCGAATTCGTGATCGACCAACCGCTGGAAGGAACGGTCAAGGTCGACTGCAAGGTGGAGTTGGTCCGAGCCAAGGTCAGCGGTACACTCGTTGACCCCGCTTGGTTCACCGTGGCTGCCAACTAGCCATCCCAACCCGACGCGTGAGCGAGGGACCCATGCGAATCGGCGACATCCTCGAAATCGAATTTCGCGACCACGCACACGGTGCCGAGACCATTGTTTTTTTTGTTTGGGGTCGGTTGGTCAAGCGCACCAAAACCGATCTGGTCATTGCCGTCTGGGACTATACCAAGCCCCCCAAACGCCGCTCGGTCGCAAACGACCCCAACGTCGAGACCTTCACCATCGCGCGCGACGCCGTTATCTCTTATCGGATCCTCTGATCCCTTTTTATCATGGCAAAATTTCTGTCGTCTCTGACCGTCACCATTCCCAACGCTGGCACGACCTCCGATGCCGCGACCATGCCTGCCACGCAATACTGTTTGGGCCTGGTCACACCGGCGGCCGCTGACCGGAACCGCGTTCACGTTCGAGGGCTCGATCGACGGATCCACGTTTCGCGCATTGTACGATGAGGGCACGCAGTACAGCGTCAACGTCGGCACCTCGCGCTACGTTGCTCTCAAGCGGCAGGTGATGGAACCGTGCAAGTATCTCAAGGTGATTTCCGGCTCGAGCGAAGCGGCCCTGCGAACCATTACCCTGGTGATCGGAGAATAGCATGGCTGCGACATTCAAGGACACCGAAGGTCGCGAGTGGTCGCTGCGGCTCGACGTGGCCACGCTGCGACGCGTGCGCGATCTGACCACGGTCGACCTCGGCAAACTGTTCGCCGATCCGCGGCAGCTGGCCTCGCTGCACGACGACATCATTCTGTTTGTCGACGTGCTCTATGCCATCGTCAAACCAGCGGCCGACGCTCGCAGCGTGACCGATGTGCAGTTTGGCGAGTCGCTTGCCGGCGACGTGCTCGAGGGTGCGGTCCTGGCGTTTGAGTCGGCGGTGGTCGATTTTCTCCCGGAGCGCGATCGCCGCGCGGTGCTGCGTCAGTTGATCGACGGCAACCGAGCGGCGAAAAACAAGCGGTGATGCGGATCCAGAACGCGATTCGGGACGGGCTGATCGAGCAGGGGATCGCGGCTCAGATGGCGACGCTGGATCAGATGCTGACCAAACCAAGTCCCTCTGGGAAATCTGCTATCGACTCGCCGCCATCATCGGGATTGAGCCCGGTCCCTACAGTCTCCGCGAGCTAATGTGGATGGTAGACGCCGTCCGCTGCGAACGCTGGGACCACACGGCGAGTCTGTTGTGCCAAGGCGCCAACATCTACCGCGATCCGAAATCGCGACCGCTGCCGTTTCATAAATTCCACCCGTACCGCGAGTCGCCAACGCAATCGCGCGGCATGAGCGTTTCGGATCTCCACGCGTTGAAAAGTTTGTTCGTGCCAACGGTCGCAATCACACCCCCATCGTAGCCGCTGCCGCCAAGGCTGCGGATAGATCATGCCAGCAACGTCGCTTGACCTCAGTCAAATCAAAACCGACGCACTGTCGAGTGCGTCTACGTTTCGTAGTTTGATCGGTCTCGGTACGCTTGCCACGCAGAACGGGACGATCAGCGATTACCTGACAACGGCAACAGCCGCATCAACCTATTTGCCGCTCAGTGGTGGCACGCTGACCAGCACGCTTACGCTGCCGCGCCTGACTCTTAGCGGTAACGTCTCCGCTGCTGCATGGACAACTGGCGGTCTCGGGATAGCTCACGTTGCCAGAACGCTAACCGACACATCATCTACTGGCACAGTTGCGGCGGCGTATACCAACGTGTTAGGCGGCAACACAATTGCGGCTAGCAACGCGACCACATTCACCGACTACGCAACGCTGCAACTCGGGCAACCTACTGCGGGTACAAATGTTACGCTGACGAATCGATGGGCACTGGATTTAGGAGGTGCATTGCGCAGTAGCGGGTATTCGCTGACAGGTTCGCAATCGCAATCGCTTGTCGATTTGGCGGGAACCTGGAACACCACGGGCACTCCGACGCTTATCAAAGCCAACGTCACCGATACGGCAAGCAATGCGTCTAGCTTGCTAATGGATTTGCAGGTTGGATCGGTTAGCAAGTTCAAAGTGTCTAAGGCTGGTGCTGTGACGATAGCATCGAACCTGACAGTTTCTGCTGTAAACATCGTTACCGATACCACCACCGGCACAAAGATCGGCACAGCGACAACGCAGAAACTCGGCTTTTGGAATGCTACGCCTGTCGTCCAACCGACAACCGCAGTTGGTTCGGCAACAGTTAATTCTCCTGGTGGTGGAAACACGATTAAGACGGATGACACCTTCGACGGATACACCGTTGCACAAATCGTTAAAGCACTTCGTGACACTGGTATTTTAGCTTAGGAACCAAAACATGATCGATTTAACCCAACTGACGCAAGAACAACAATGGGGCGTGGACTTCGCTTGTTTGGAAGCAAATAAGCCCATTCAAACAGAGAATAAACAGATCACGCAATCGAATGCAAGTCTGCCAGTAAGCGAGCAGAAACCGCTGAAGGATTTGTTCACCTCGCAGTCCTACCTTGAGCATGTCATCAAGTCGGCTTGCGACTCGTACTACTCGCAGTTGGTCGCACACAAAAAGAAGTCTGTTGATCAGACATTCGATGCGTTGACTCCAGATCAACAAGCGTTCGTCATCCAAGCGATGCAACAATACATTCCGATCCCTGATGTGTTACCAAGTTAAGAAAGGTTGTTATGAAGTCCGTGACGTTGACCGAAGACCAAGCCAAGATCGTGATGCAAGCTTTGGATGTTGCAGTTCGCCAAGGTGGACTGAACGCCAGTGCGTTGCTGTTGCCAGTGGCTCAAGAGATTGAACGACAATTGACCGTAGAGGAAAAGGATGGAGACACAAACGCTAGAGTTTAGCGCCGGTTCCGGCTTGACGTTGAGTTGCAAATTGTTCGCCCTCGGCAGCGATACGGTCGTTGATACGCAAACGGCAACCGAGAAAACGAACGACAAGAATCGCTACAGAGTCAATTTCGTTGATGTGCCTTCTGGTACGTACAGGCTCAATGCGTTTGTCGGTGCGACGGGTGGATTCGCAAACGAAATCTACGATCTGACATTTACGACGGCGACGTTCTATCCGCGTAAAGAAATTGGGTTGTCTGATATTACCAGCAATGTTCTTGGTCAGTTGTATGGAGACATTACAGATGGCAACTTTGTTTGGGATGGAATTTTTTGGTCTCGAATAAACTTTCAAGTGGAGACGATTTACAAACTTGGGACCATGCTTGAGCAGGCCGGTCCCGTGTTGTATCGCTTTACCACCAACGCCCTAGAGCAGGCACCCGCCACGTCGGCGTCGGCCATTCGGTCGGCTGTGGGACTGGCGAGTGCCAACCTCGATACGCAGCTCGGCACGATCCAATCGAAAACCAATTTGATAACGGCGGGCACGGTCAGCTATTCCGGACCGGTCGATCCGACTGGCAAAATCAACTCGCCCATTATCCGAGGCGACGATTACCTGGCCGCCAACAATCGCGCGTTTACGTGGACGTTCGCGGCAATCACCGGTCTGTCGGCTGCGACGTGTACGTCGAAGCTCGGGTTCAAGTCCGGCGCGACCACGCTGGTTGTGACTGGCACGGTGACTGACAACGGCAACGGGACATGGACGGCGTCGCATGATGTGACGCGTGTGCAGTCGGCGACGTTGACGCAGCAGCAGTACGATTGGTCGGTCGAGATCGTGCACAGCGGCGGGACCGAGATTACGCCGGTCCGATCCGGTCGCGGTGTCACGGTCGCGGAAAAGTATTCGTAGGGGCGCGAGCCCAATAGTAGCCGAGGGCGCAAGCCCCCGGGTTGAACCGCTCGCAACCTCGCCACGTCCACCCCACTTCAACCCGGATGCTTGCCGCATCTCGGCTAACAAACCACCCGGCGGCTCGCGGCCGACTCGGCTAAGAACGACCCCGATACTTGCGTAGAGACGGATAAAACTTATTTGTGAACATTACCTTTCGCTTAAAATTCAAATCCGGCACCGAAAGATTTTTTGACCGGCCCGCCGTCATAGCATCGTTGAGCAAAGCCCGTCGAAAGGCGTTGTCTAAGGCAGGCGCGTTTGTTCGGACGCGAGCACGATCTTTGTTGCGGCGTAGGAAAAAACCGTCGGATCCAGGCAGCCCGCCGAGTGTACACGCCGAAAGCGGCGGCGTGCTACGCTGAAAAAGATTTATTTCGTATATGACCCGCAAACCGATTCCGTGGTCGTCGGCCCCGAGCGATTAAATCAAGTGAATTATACTCCGGGCGGGCAACGAGTGTCTGTTCCTCAACTGCATGAGTTTGGGGGTCGCTGGCCATCCGAGAATGGAAGTTTGAGGCGCTCGACCAACGCACAATAGACATCGTCGAACGGTATCCTTCTTCCTACAAGTGGGCACGCGACTGGACGCGTCGCGATTTGCGATGGCAAATGACATCTAGGAAACGCAAGTGGACGCTTGCGAAATTTGGCCTCAAGCAACGTATTCGCAACGCCAACTACCCGGCGCGTCCATTCATGCAACCAGCGCTAGAATTAGAACGCAAAAAATTTGAAGATCTATTCCGGGATAGTTTAATCTCAGTACGAGGGGCAGGATAACCCATGTCCGCCAAAGGCATCCGCGCAGGACGCGCATTCGTCGAGATCGGCACCGATCAAACGCTGTTTGATCGCGGCATCAAGGCCGTGCGCGCATCCATGCAACGACTGTCCGCGAGTGCAGCAACCATCGGCCGTTCGCTTTCATCGGGATTCGGCTCCGCAAGCGGAGCGCTGAAATCGATGGCCGGTGGGTTGCTCAACTTTCGCTCGCTGATCGCTTCGGCGGTCGGTGCCGCTGGTCTCGGCATGTTGGCAAAAACATTTGCAAACACCGGCAGCGAGCTGGCGGACATGTCGGCCCGTACCGGCGTTGCTGCCGACGAACTAAGCGCGCTGGGCTACGCGGCCAAGATGACCGGCTCGGACATGGGCGCGGTCGAAAAAGCGATCCGCAAAATGCAGCAGTCGGGCCAGGGGATCGCCGGAGCGACGGCAACGCAATCTTTGATGGCGTACGCCGACCAGATCGCTGCGATCCAGGACCCGGCCAAACAGACCGAGATGGCCATCAAGCTGTTCGGCAAGTCTGGGGCGTCGCTCCTGCCGATGCTCAAGGGCGGTTCGGCAGGTCTGCAAGATATGGCCGACGAAGCGGAACGGCTGGGCCTGATCATGTCCGCCGAGGATGTCGCCGCTGCGGACGAGCTGGGGGACACCATGGACAAGCTGTCGATGGCTGGCATGGGTGTCGTTCGGTCGCTTGGCGCTGCGTTGGCTCCGACTCTCATCGAGTTGAGCCAATCACTCATCAACACCCTCGCGACCGCGTCGCAATTCGTCAATGAAAACCGCGATCTAATCGCGTCTCTGTTTTCCGTGTCGACCTATACGACGCTCGCCAGCAATCTGTTTCAGTTTCTCGCGGAATCGATGGCCTATCTCGTACCCGTCAGCGCCGGAGTGACCGAATCTATTGCGGATGGATGGTCGGGATTGATGTCCTGGATTTCTCCGATCATCGATGGCGTTGGCGCGGCGCTCATGTCTGGCCAATGGGCTGCGGCTGGCAAGATCGCCATGCTGGGACTCGAACAAGCCATCCGCGTCGGCACGCAACCCATCTACGACCTGTGGACCGATTTGTATTCCACGATCGCCATCGGTGCCATCAACGCGGTAACGGCGGTGGCAAACACGTTTGCCGGAATCCCAACGACAATTGTGAATGCGTTTGGTACAGCGATCACGTGGCTGACCGGCGCGTGGGATCAGACCGTGAACTGGATCGCCAAGAAACTGCTGTACCTGTATTCGCTGTTCGACAAATCGATTGACTACGCCGCTGCCGCCAAGGGGATGGACGCAGACGCCAGCCGCCGTGCTGCGGAACGCCAGCGATCGCTCGATGCGGCCAACGCTCGCCGCAATCAGGAGCTGGCGACCGCCAACGCGGCCCGCAATCAATTGGCGCAGGGCATGACCAGCGGGATCCGCGATCAAGCCAACGCACGCAAATCGGAGTTTGACGCTCGTATTGACGCCATCGGAAACGAGATTGCAACGACGCTCGAACAGGTCAACCGCGAAGCTGCGGCACGTCAAGCGGCGCGGGAATATGCCAAGCAAAAACAAAACGAACGTCGCAAGCCGTTGGTGCCAGAACTGCCAAATCTCCAGATGGCGATGGGTGACGCGCAGAAAGCCGTCGGCACCTTTTCCGGATTCGGTGCTGGTCTCGCTGGCGGGGGCGGGGTGAACAACGCCATGCAGTCCATGGTAAAACACCAAGCGACGGCCAACAAACTGCTGACGCAAATCGCTGACAACACCGAGGACATGGGCGACGACAGCCTAGAGTTTGGAGCCTGACCATGAGTGCATTTCCGATACTGGCCGCCGACGCGTGGGAAACCGCAACCTCGCGGGACACGACGTGGACGGCCGAAGGGTCGACCAAGGAGCAGACTCGCGAGGTACAGGTCGTCGGGTTCACCACGCCCGAGACGGCGCTCAACTACAGCCTCAATCTGCCGATCGGACACGAGGGGCGACTGCCCACGTACATTCCGTTTGATCTGGCGACGGGCAACCCGGCGCTGCTGCTCAAGTCGATCCGCGCCACGGCGACCGATTCGCCCGAGGTGTGGACGATCACCGGCGAGTACAAATCGCTGGTCCGCGACGACCAGGGAAACGCAGTCGACTACACGTTTAGCGGCACGACCTCCGGCGGCTCGCAAACCATCACGCAAGGCTACGCGTATCAAAAATACGGCACGGGACCCGATTACCAAGGGGCAATCAACGTCTCGAGCAGCGGCGTAGACGGGGTCGACATCGTAATCCCGAAGCTCGAATTTCAGATCGACAAGGTGCTGAAACAGGGGACTCTGTGGTTTGCGTATCTGATGACGATCACCAAGCTGACCGGCACCATCAACTCGGCACCGTTCGGGCCGTTCGCGCGTGGCGAGGTGCTGTACCTGGGCGCGGACTTTTCGGTCAAAGGTGGGGGCGATGTGTCGTTCACCCACAAATTTGTCGGCTCGCCCAATCGCAGTGTCGCCAACGGAAACGCCCTGACGTTCGGCACGATCACCAACGTCGAAAAACTGGGTCACGACTATTTGTGGGTCGATTATGTCGCGGCCGACAATGCGGGGTTTGTGATTCGCCAACCGCGTACGGTCCACGTCCATCGCGTCTACGAGTTTGCGGACTTCACGCAGCTGCAAATTTAACATGTACCACGCCGGTCAGAAATTCGTTCCGTCTGCATCTCGAGAAAACGAGATCGATCGCCTGCTGCGCGATGCGCGAGCGGGGAGGTTGTCGTATCGCGCTCACGATCGTCGATCCATGGCCACTGGCCACGTCCTTGCAAAAAACACTACAGGATCGGATTTAGCAGTCGGCAGACCTGCCCTGCATAGCGGCATTTTCACCAATACCGAGGCATCCGTTGCCAGAAAAGACTGGGACACTCACAAGGGATATTTAACCCTTGTTGCTTGCAATCCGTTGCGCAATGGTGATTCCGTAGGGGGTGTGGGGATCACCATTGAACCAATCCAACAAAATCAATTTGGTATTGTGGCGATCTCTGGATTGGCCATTTGGTTAGAGGCTGTCGCAGGAGGGGTTCGCATCGGTGAATATTTGTGTCCTACAAGTACAGGATTTTTTAGTTCGGATTATGGGTTTGCACGTTGCGTTTCCACATTTGATGGAATGCAAATCGTGGATTTGTCGCAAACGGAATTCATGGCTCCCTACACGTTGGCCGCAGCTTGGAACACGACGAGCAAAACCGCATCTGCGGTCATAGGCGGAATTTTTGGCAGTGCCGCATCGCATACCACCACCATTCGCGATGGGTACGGATCGCATGGCTACGCGTATCAAACCTATTCGTTGACCAATCCTGATGCTGGCATGGTGCGCTGGGTGGGATCTGGACATCCGACCAACGGCGGCGCGTGGCATGTCGTTGTCCCTTACTGCTGAGCGATCATGGCTGCTTGCTGCTGTTGCACCTGTACCGATCTCAATGCGTTGATCGCATGCGACGCCATCACGATCGACGGTTTTTCACGCATCGGTGATTGGGTCAACATGACTCCTTATACGGGTTGTTGTTGGCGTGGTTTTTTTGTCGCCGACAACTGTGAACCGCTCGGACCGCTGTGCCATTCGACACCGTGTACCGTTAGTGACATGCGATTGATCGTCGACCGTTTGAAGGGTGTCAACTACTACATCTATCGTGGTTGCATGCGCGAAATCTGGATATGGAGAGATTTTTACAGCACGCGCTGGGCCAACGACAATTTGATCCTCGATTGCAACCATCAACTGGGGTGCGGCTATTTCCTTTTAACGCGTTGGGTTGACTACGCGAAAATCATCCAGTGGGAGCAATGGCGTAATACCTACATCGATCCGATCCCCAATTTTTTGAGCGACTGTCCGATCGGAAATTGCCTCAGTACCGATCAATGTACGGAGACTAGCGGAGATGTGCCGCTACCGATGCCGCCAATGCACTTGTACCACCGATTGGTGGCGCATCCGCTATGTTCGCGATTTGCCGACTGGCACCGTGACATTTGGTCCAACCGACAACGATCCCTGCGATCTGGATTTTTTGCGTGCGTGCCCGACAGAATTGCAGGATCGCCGGAACTCGGCAAGCTAGCTCATTTTAATACCGCAACGCGTTGCTGTAGCGACATGACGCCGCTCATTAGCACCACGTGCAATTGCGAATTGTGGGCAGACATTGCGTGCAACGTGCTGACGCCAGGCTACACGGAAATACCGCCACTTTGTTTTGCCAATCCTGATCCGTGGTCGATCCAGATTGGGACATGCGCATGATTCCGCTTGCACCGGAACAGATTGCGTACCTTCGGCAACTGGGGATGACCACGCCGATGTCGCCGACCGAAATGGTCGACCAATATCGCGCTGCATGGCGATCGTTGCACAGCGAACCGTTGGGCACGCCCGAATGGTTTGCCGCATGGCAAAAAATGATCCCCACCGGCTGCGGATGCCGGCAGGGCGCGAACGATCTGCTGACCCTGTGCCCGCCACGCTACGATTCGCCCGAAGACTGGTTTGCCTGGACCGTGGAATACCACAACATGGTCAACGCCAAACTAATCAAGCCCGCCATGCCGCTCGGTCAGGCTCGGGCCCTGTGGCGCAGTCGAGCCGTGGAAACAACCCGTCATCGATTCGGTCGTGGCCGTGACGTCACTGAGTCCGCTGCCGCATCATCGCGAGGTCCAAGACCAATGTCTGCAATCCTGGCGCGATTTCGGTCTGCGTCGCATTGTCTCCGGCAACACGCGCGAGGAAATTGAGACGCTGCAAGATATGTACGACGTCGAGTTCGCGCTGGTGCAACCGTCGTCCGCATTTCTCGACCGACCCCTCGCGTGTGCAATCTGCTGCAGCTGGGCAACGGCCAGCCGATGCTGCTGCTTAACAGCGACATCGAAATCCTCGGCCAGCAGTCGCGGTTGCTCGAGCTGGTCGACGAGCGTCAGACGGCGATCGGTATCCGCCATAATTGGGAAACGCATCGCGTCGATTCCACGCTTGAAAAGTGGGGCTACGACGCATTCCTGCTTTTTCCCGATGACCTCGCCACGCTGCCGGATCTCGATTTCGGGATCGGTCAACCGATGTGGGATTGGTGGCTGCCGGTCCATCTCGACACGATCGGCGTTTCGATCGAATACATCGCCGAACCGTTTTTTTATCATCGCAAACACCCGCTTCAATGGGACCACAGCGGCCTAGCGATCGGGCGAGCCATCATGGCTGACGCGTACGGCATGCCCGCCGACCACCCGTCGTGGGAAAAATGGCGCTTCGCTCGCCCGCACAGCGACCGCGCGTCGTTTGCGATCTAATAAAATTTGTGGTACAATTGTGAATGGTCCCGCACGACGTGGGATCGATTCGTATCCGCGCCCTAGGCGGTCGCGGCCACCGTAGCCGCAGCCGCCAAGGATGCGGTTCCCGTAGCCGCAGCCGCCAAGGATGCGGTTCCCGTAGCCGCAGCCGCCAAGGATGCGGTTTACCGTTATGGATGGATTCTGCGATGCGATGCCCACCTCATTTGGGCCTGTTTTCGCGCCCGCGTGATTCAGGTCACACAGACCAATCTGATTCGGTGTTTGCTGCCGTGCGACTCCGAAATCGATTTGGTGCTAGCCGATTGTTTCCCGCCGCCGATGGTTCTCGTCGACGATGCCGGGCGGGCAAAGGAGATGCCCGCGCGGTATCGCCGCTTATCGCGCTGCAATCGACATCCTCAACCGCTCGCCGCAATGGCTGCGGATCTGGTTGCCGGTCCCGACCTATGACCGGGAATGGTTCCGCAATCTGAAACCGGGCTCCAAACAACCGGGCTATCTGTGGATCGAGCCCAATCTAACGCTGAACGAGTACCTGGTGCAATCGCAACACGCAACGCGCAGATCAAGCGATGCCTGGCTCGGCGTTGTTCGATGGCAACCCGCTGGAGCTGGACTCGTGATCCCCGATCACATCCGCCCGCACTCGTCGAAACATCACGGCCGTTACGTGCGGCAATCGCCGGATCACGCGCCGAGGTGCCCGACGTGCGACGCGCGGCTACCGTGCGAAATCGACGCGTGCAATGATCACTTGGTACTACCGGACGTGCTGCTGTGCGCCCCGCGAAGGGATCGTGCGGCTGAGACCGCGACGGACTCAATAGTAGCCGAGGGCGCAAGCCCCGGGTGGAACCGCTCGACACATCGCCACGTTTGCCACGCCTCAACCCGGCGGCTTGCGCCGCTCGGCTAGCAAAGATTTATGACCGACGACAACACCTACCAGAAACATCGACGACGCCAGGCGGCCAAGGCGTCGGAACAATCGGCCGAAGCTCGCGACATCGGCCCGATCCCCAAAGTCAAAAACGCCAAACGTCGCGCGACGTGCGAGCGGGATCTGAAGAAATTTCTAACGACCTACTTTCCCGAATCCTTCCCGCTGCCGTTTTCGGACGACCACCTGCGGATCTTGAAGGACATCGAGCAGCGAGCCATCGATGGCGGTCTCAAAGCGATCGCGATGCCGCGTGGAAGTGGCAAGACGACCATCTTACTGCGGGCCCTGCTGTGGGTGCTGGCGTATGCGCATCGACGATTCGGTGTTCTGGTCGAAGCCGACGAGGGAGCCGCGGAGGAATCGCTCGATACGATCAAGATCGAGTGGGAGACCAACGACCTGCTGCTCGAAGATTTTCCCGAGATCGCTTACCCGATCCGATGCCTCGAGGGGATCACCCAGCGCGGCAACGCCCAGACCTCGCAGGGAGCGCGAACCCTGGTCGGATGGAAGCGCAAGGAACTTGTTTTTCCGACCATCGCTGGTAGCAAATCCTCCGGTGCTGTGATCCGCGTCGCTGGAATTTTGGGCCGCATTAGAGGCATGATGAAGACGGCGCAGACGGCAAGACGTTCCGGCCTGATTTTGTTTTGGTGAACGATCCGCAAACCGACACGTCGGCATTGTCCGATCCGGAATGCGCGAAACGTGAGAAGGTCGTCGGTGGTGCGGTCCTCGGCCTGGCCGGACCCGGAAAACGGATCTCGGGATTCGGGGCCGTTACGGTCATTCGCGAGGGGGACATGGCGGACCGGATGCTCAACCGATTGCTGATGCCCAAGTGGCATGGCGAGCGATGCAAGCTGGTCTACGAATGGCCGACCGACACCGAGCATTGGAAACAGTATTTTGAGATCCGGTCCGACGAGATCGCCGAGGGAGTGGACGACCATCCCAAGGCCACCAGCTACTACCGCAAACATCGCCGCCGCCATGGACGCGGGTTCGATGGTGGGTTGGCCGGCGCAAAAGCAACGCATGAGCTGTCGGCCCTGCAGCATGCGATGGACCTGCGTTACGATCATCCCGATACGTTCGATGCCGAGTACCAAAACAGTCCGCGTCCGCTCGTCTCGCCCACCGAGGGGATCACGTGCCTGACGTCGGACCAGTACTGCCTGCGGACGATCCCGACGCACAAACGGGGCGAGTGCCCAGACTGGGTCGACCATGTGACGCTGGGGGTCGACGTGCAAGGCTCATCGCTGTGGTGGGTCGTGTGTGGGATCGGGTCCGATTTTCGTGGGATGGTGCTCGACTACGGCGTTTGGCCGGATCAGGGGATCGATTACCTGACCCTCTCGGACGTCGAGCGGACGATGATTCGCGTAACCGGAATGCGATCGCCAACGGCAGCGCTATTGGAAGGATTGAACCGATTGCGATCGGAACGGCTGGCCGTGGAATACACGCGCGACGATGGCGGCCAGCTGCGGGTCTCGCAGATGGTGGTTGACTCGGGCTACCAGGCCGAAACCGTCTACCAGTTTTCGCAGGCACATCCCAACGTCATCCCGTCGCACGGTCGCGGCGTGACGGCTCGGCAGCGGCCTTGGGTCATGGAACGCCCTAGGCGTGGCGAACGGATGGGCTACGGCTGGCGGATGCCGCCGACTCGAGGGACGCGTGCCCGCGGTATGTGCTCGTCGACACCAACACATGGAAGACCAAATTAAACGAGTGCTGGCAGATTGAGGGGCTCGACGCACCGGGTGCGTGGTGGCTGTACAAAGCGGCAGCATTGCGGCACCGGATGATCGCGGACCATTTGGCATCGGAGTACCCGACCAAGACGGCAGGGCATGGCCGCGAGCTGTACGAGTGGGCGGTGCGACCGAACAGGGACAATCACCTGTTGGACGCGTTGATCCTGGCCGCGGTGGGTGCGTCGCTGCAGGGGGTCAAGATCCCGGGCGAGTCCGAGCGGAAAACGATCCGTCGGCATGTGGCGATGCGGCGCGACGAGCGATCGCCGGAGCTGGTGGCCGCGATGTCGGTCGACTCGGATCCGGCGAGCGTGTCGGCAGCGACGCCCGCCAAAACGCGACGCGTGAGCATGTCGGAAATGCGAGCGGTGAAGCGATCGAAATCATAGCCGCAGCCGCGTAGGCAGTGGGACCACCGCGCGGACCACGGCGATAGAATCTCTTGCAATCTCCACGCGCTGCGAGTCGTAATAAGACTCGCATACCCACGTTTCGCATTGATCCATGCCGTAGCTATCACCGCCAGGTGATGGTTTATTCCGCCATCGCTTGGCAGCGATAGCTACCGTACCGCAAATCATTCCTCGTCGACGCTCATCGGTGGCAGCGGTTGCGCCAGCGGCTCAAACACGTTTTCGCGTGCATGGCTCCCCCACCACGCTCGCGTGTCGTCTCGCTCTGGATCGGTCTGCGTGTGCGTTGTGCGATAGTGCTTGCCGTAGACGGTTACGCGGCGAGACCCATCGCCCACCGTGACGCACCATCGCGACCCCACTCGGATCGGCCACTCACTTGGCATGTCGGTCCGCAGCATGCGCCATCCGACATTGTGCGGCCGCATGCGATCCTCGGGAAAATACCGCCAGGCGATCACCTGCGTGAACACCGGCTCGCACCGGCTGTTGTACAGCGTATTGACCTCGAGCAAATCGACCTGCACCTCGGCGCATGGGTCAATCCGGTGGTCCGCTGCTCATTAGCAGTGCCAGCATCCATGCTGTGGCCATAGTCGCTGGTCTCCTTCAAGGCCATCATGGCCTGTTGATAGATAGCGGTGATCGCTTCCTCGCGACGCAATCCGCTGCGGTGGTCGCCGGCCGCCCAGCTTGCGATCACTCGCAACGTGCGTCTGGCGGCCGCCAATTTTTTGAGATGATCCGACATGGTTGGTCCCGACATTATGCACGGCTCAGCTGCGGTGGATTCTGCATTACGAACGGCTCAGGCGCGGTGAATTGATCGTTATGCGGACTATTGATTCGCGAACTCAAGCAAGACGTCAGCGTGGCACGGCTTGCCCTTTTGCACCAACACGCAAGATTATTGCCACGAAGTTCGTCAAGATGCTCTGCAATCCAGACCATGTGGCATGCATCCTCGCTGTCATTTGCGTTGACCTCGCCGCGCAACGCACGTTCCAAGACGCTCCGAAACGTGGCAGCATCTGGATATGGGTTTCCCCAGCGTCCCGGGCGAGTGCAGCAGATCGTGCCTTTCGGCAATCGTGATCCTGACTGACGGCTACGGACATGCCGCATAACAATGCAATCAACCGGAGTTGCCGCCGACGCTTTATCCATGATTCAGTTCTTTCTACCGGCAACCCGGTTATTGCTGTCGTTATGCGAACCCTTCATTTTTTTCAATCAACATCCATTTCTTTTCGCCATGCCGCTGATAGGTCGATCCTCGCAAAGGGCCGTGCAATACGATTCGCCAATCGTGTTCTGGGTCGGCAGCGGCCAACTCCTCTGCCTGTGCCACCGTTAGGCATTGATCCCAGTCGTGTCTTTCTTCCATCCACACGATCTCTCCATCTTTTGTCAGAGCCGCCATGCCAAAACCGACTGCAATACGCCGATTTGGACATATTTGAGACTGCATCGGCTCGCAGCACAAACAAGGCACATGGGTAAACGGCTCAATCGCTGGCATCAACTCAATGGACATCATCACACTCCGCATAACAAAGCGGTGAACCGAAGTCGCCGGTCACCTAGTTCTCAATCCGAGTCTCTTGGCGGCGACTCGGTTACCGCTGGCGTTCTACGGAATCAACTCCGCCTCCAAATACCACAGCAAACGACGGACATCGCCGCGTGTCTTCAGTCGCTCACCATCCCAAGCGTAACCTGAGAGGTGAAACGACAAGCAGTCTTCGCCGTGAAGCGAAACCTCAAACCATCCAAGCGGACATTCAACCGCGTAATTGTCTTCGCTATGCTCTTCCGGCCAATTGTCGCGAAACCATTCGTCGCTGATCGGCAATGCGTCATCTGTTCTCGGAATATACTGATCCGTAGAACAACGCGATGAACACGAAGCCCCTTCAACGTCTTTTTGCAGTTCCTTAAAGTCACTCATAATTCAAACCTTTCTTAATCCTCCGCATAACAAAAAAATGCACCGGAGTTGCCGTCCGGCTGTTTCCTCACTGACGCTCACCGGCGGCAACCCGGTGATTTTGTGCGTTCGCCTTTTCCTATCTGCAATCCTTTTCCTGTTTAGGAAAATGATCGATTTTTGGAATCAACGCCGTGGCGACTCATCCATCATTTCCCAACCGACACTGCTCGAGCATCCACTCGATCACTTGCGATACCACCGGCCACTCGGAGACATCTACTTCGATCGCGCCAGTCCTGTCTGTCCGAAACTGCTTGATCCGCACAAACTCGCCCGCTGCTTCGTCCGTGATCGAAACCTCGGTAACGCCTTCGTGGAAAATCGGCTTCCCTCTAGGGATGATCATCATGGACGTGACCCTCGCCTCGTGCGTCGCCGATTGGATCAGCGGCATCTCTGGTAACCCATTCACATCCGTTTTCGTTACAGGTTCCGAAGATTTAGGCATCCACCGCTCGTAAGCGGTGGCAGGCATCCCGTCCACATTTACAATCGGAACACCAACCGGGTGATCGATCCCGTCCATGCCCACCGTGTAAATCTCCGGCCTGCGGTCGGGGATGTCTTTGTACTTGTCGTAATCGCTCATGCTGTGCCTCGTTCGATTAAGGGTGATAGATAGCTGACCCCGTCGATAACGGGGATCTGTAAATTGAGATGTCCCATTCCGGCCTGGACGAGCTGCACGCCGTAGCCGTGCATCCAGTCGGTCAAATTTTGGTGCATCCACAACGGTTGCAATTGACACATGCAACCGGGATTCCACGCACCGATCGGACCGGATGCCACCGTCCGCTTGGTCGATGTGTCCATCCGATGGGTGTGACCGAACCAAATGTTGGTGTTGTACTTGATCAGGTGAGCCCTCGCCGCATGAAGGCCGGTGAACTGCCCGTGCGTGAAGTGGCAGTTGTCCCGCTTGATCGTCGCCGGGACATGGCACCCCTCGTAGAAGCGGCCTTGCTTGTAAAACGCGATGCCTCGCTTTTCAAGATGCAACACGATCTCGCATGAGAACATCGACGCGATGAATGCCGAGTCCGCCTGGCCGCCTCGCAGCGTGTCGGTCACAATCCATTTTTCGATGCGACGTTCGTGGTTCCCCTCGAGGTACTCAATCCGTGCGGCCGGCGCGGCTTGCTGCAATGCGTCGAGGAACTGGTTGGTCGCTCGCACATCGTCCTCGAACCGGTACGCCCCTTCGGCGACGTAGCCCCACGTGTGATGCTCGCACAAGAACCCGCCGCAATCAAGGTGATCGCCTAGCAGGATGACGCTGTCCGGTTTCAATCGCCGGATGTCAGCTAGCATCGCTTGGGCCGCGGCCTGGTCGATGTAGCATCCGTGAGTGTCGGGAATGATCACGCGGACGCTGATATTGGATCCCTTGCGTTTGCGGGCCTTGCCATCCAGCTGCAACCGGATCCGCGATGCCCTTGCTGCCTCGAGCGATGCCTGTAGTTTCTCATTGGCCGCACGCAGCCGTTTAATCTCGGCCTCGAGAGTCTCAATCCGCTTGTGTGCCGTCTTTTCGAGCCGTGCAAACTCGCGGGCCTGGTCCTTGATCGAGTTGCGTGAGATGCTCATAGGCTCGCCTCAATTTTCGCAAGCCATTTGGCAAACGCTTGGCGCTCAACGCGTGTAACTTCGTGATCGACGAATCGATGCAGATGCGACAGGGTGGGATACGATTGCCGCATCTCGCCGTCCTGCAGCCAATCAACCACGACCTGCGTCAGATCGGCGGCAAGGTCGGGGTGTTTGGCCGCGAATCGCGTGAACCAAGTCTCGCGGTCCGGTGCCGCGTACTTGCTGGCCGTCTCGCGAGCCCGAGCCATGATCTCGTTGGTCCGCTGCTGCAGCTCGGCAACGATTGCCAGCTTCTTTCTGGCCGGTGGTCGCTCCCGATTGCCGGCCCGATCCGGTTTAAGCGGCGGGGATGGTCTGCGTTGTCGCTTCGCCATTGCGTGTTCCTCCGTGATGGTGTGGATTTGGTGCCTGCGGTTCCGGTGGCGGATCGGGCACCAAATGTTTGATCTGGTCCCAGCTGTGCCCCTGGGCCTCGCACATGCGGATCATGGCTCGGCCGAGGTAGCCCTTGGGCTTTTGGACGCTTCCCTCGCGGATTCGCGCCAGGGCGTCCAACAACCCTGGGCGGTCGAATTCACACGCGACCCATGCCATCCGCCAGATGGTGTCGCGATCGAGTCCTCGCAGCTTGCCGCGATGGCTCAGCGTGTTCATGCCGTTGGCGATCTCCCGAACCGACTCGAAGAATTCACTTCCCGCCGACGCCCAACCGTCCGTACGACGAGATTTGTCTTGTTCGGTTCTGTCCGGTCGTGTCCGGTCCGGTCGTGTGCTCGGGGGATCGTCGGGGATTCCCCCGACGCGTCGGGGGAAGATGTTTTTTGTTGCGTCTGTTGCGTCTGTTGCGTCTGTTGCGTCTGTGCGATCTGGGCGAGGTGCTGCTCGCGGCTGATGGTCTCGAGCCAACCGACGTCGGGGCGACTGGCCCACTGGATCAATCGCTCGAAGACATCGACCGGCATGGCGGTCACGCGGGCGATGTGCCGGGTGGTCAGGGGATTCCCCCGATGATCCCCCAGCGTTCCCCTGACGTGGCAACCCGCAGCGAACGGCGCACAGGGCGCACCATGCGCCGTACATGGCGGGAAACTCGTCCCCGAACTCGTCGGCCATCTGGTTGTACCCGCGACCCGCAAATGAGACCGGCATGGCGATCCATGTCAGCGTCTTGAGCTTGCGCGATTCGGCACGCTCAAACGTCTCGGTCCATTTGTAAATGCGGTACACGGTCGCCATCGTGGCTGTCCCCTAACGCATCGCGTCCCACGCCCCGGCAGCGGCCAACGCCGCGGCCGCCACGGCGCAGGCCATGACGAACCAGGCGTACCACTGCTCGCGTGTGATCGGATCCTCCGGTGCATCCATTGGTTTACCCATTCCGCTCATTTTGGTTTCCTCCCAGGGTTACAATCG